CGCACAAATCCTAGTCCCTTGTATTGAGCGAGACTACATGACAATAAATAACCCGGAAATTATAACAAATAGTCGATGGTGAGTCGAAGGTGTTGACGCTTTAAAGACTAGGCGAAAATTTCGGCCAGGAAGTTTTCCATCGCTATCCATGATCGCCTGTCTGCATCAGCCTGATAGACCGTGCCAAATGCCGGATCATTGGCTACAGGATTGGTAAACGCATGCATCGTATGGCCATAAACATGCATCTGCCAGTCCGCGCCTGCTTCCGTCATTTCCTGCTGGAAGGCAAGCACCTGCTCAACCGGAACCAGAGGATCGTCATGACCGCACAAGGCCAAAACCTTCGCCTTAACCGCAGTGCCTTGCGTATTGTCCGGCGCGCCCAGCAATCCATGGAAGCTGACCACACCCTCCAGGTCAGCGCCTGTCCTGGCCAGATCAAGCGAACACAAACCGCCAAAACAAAAACCAATCGCGGCGATTTTACTGTCATCAACCCAGGGCAACAGTGTCACGGCATAAAGCGCAGCTTTCATGCGCTTTTGCAGCATTGCCCGATCAGCCATAAACGGCTGCATGAGTTTCATGTTTTCTTCCGGGCCTGAACCCAAAATGCCTTTTCCGTACATATCAACCGCAAAGCCGACATAGCCCAAAGCTGCGAGCTTTTTAGCCTTTTCTGCAACAAAATCATCCCTCCCGCCCCAGGCATGATTAATTAAAACAGCCGGCCTGCGAGTTGAGAATGAATCGTCAAAAGCAAAAAAAGCCTCCAGCAATACATCGCCATCCAGATAACCTACGGTATTTGATACTATCGCCATGCTGCTGTCCTATTTGCCTGCGGCTATCATTTTATGGCTCCGACTGCCTGTAATGTTTTCAGAAAACCGGTTGAGGCTTCTTCTATCATGTCCAGCACCCTCTCAAAACCGTATTTGCCGCCATAATAGGGATCAGGCACTTCGCGCTCATTCAAATGCGGAGCGTAATCGAGAAAATATTTAACTTTATCTTTGTGTTGTTCGGGACAGGCACCGATAAGTATTGAGTAATTATCATCATCCATGGCCAACAAAAAATCGAAATCCTCAAAATCTCCCAGGACGACTCTTCTGGCCCGCAAATGCTTTAAATCAATGCCCCGGTCGATGGCTGCTTTTTGGGCGCGCAAATCAGGAGCATCGCCGACATGATGCGCATGCGTGCCGGCCGAATCGACAGCAAAACATTCGCTTACTCCCTGCTCTTTAATGAGTTTCGTAAAGACGCCCTCAGCAGTGGGCGACCGGCAGATGTTGCCCATGCAGATAAAAAGCACCTTTATTTTTTCTTTTCTATTCAATTACTTACGCCGACATAATTAAAATTATTAAGGCTATTTACTAACTTTTTAAGTGTAATTATATCAGATAGTTATATTTTTATTTTGGGGAAAAATATTTAATAGATATTTATGATAGGATTCAAATTATGAAAGTAAAACCCGATGACAATCCATGGTGAATTAAATGAGAATTGATGACGATGATGTAATTTTTTCAAATGGAACCGCTTCAAGGATACTGCGTCCTGATTATGGGTACAGAACAGAACAAAACAAAAACGAAGCACAGAGCGGCGGGTCTGCGTTGAATGAGCCGTTAGGCCGCCCATGCGGCGGGTATAAAGCTGATCCTCCGTGTTTAGTATTTTCAATTAACAGGCTTATCACTGGAGGAGAAAAAGGAAGATGCTCAGAACCCGGAAGAACAACATTTGTCCAGCCTGGTAAAACTGGCATTGGTGGCGGCTGGGGTATATTTCGCAGGTGACTAACGCATCGCTAATATTATTAATGGATAAACAATGAAAGAGCATAAAATTTTTATCGCTGTTGGAAAGACCGATGAATATAGAGACGTATTATTAACGCATCATGTAGGTTCTTCTCGTCATGATGTTGAAGTATCGATTATGGACAAGGCTAGAGAAGAAGGCTTTAAGGGTAATTTAAACGAGCGCCTGGAAGAATTGAACTGGGACATTGGCGAGTTTAAATTAACGAGAATAATAGCGTCATGATCACCGCAACAGGAATTAAGGAAGGATGGGGTGAAGTTCAGTTGCGTTTCGACGCAATGGCTAATAACTTTCAAAACGAATATATAAATAAGATATTGTATCTAGCTAATGGCCGTGAAGTTTCCGCGAGACGTGCCAGAAAACTCCGTAAGCGTAACAATGTTAGTATTCGTTACTGGGCCACAACAATCAATGGAAAGATCAGATACCGATGGTCGCGCAAACATGAACTACATAGAGACTGAAGGAGAGGATATGTATAAACTGAAAAAACAACTTCCATTATTTAGCGGAAGCAGCGATTGGCGATGGCCGTATTCTACTCAGCCAATGGGTATGTATATGTCATTTGGCGCGCTGGTTAATAATAATTTCCTGAGCAATAGAGATTGTTATCCTGTTGCCTATCCTATTTATGTGCGACTAAAGCGTGGCTGGCTTATTCCGGGATGGAATGCACCAAACGATTATATTGTGACGGATGGTATTATATGGACTGGCCGCAGCGCAGCATTTTGTTAAGCCAGTGCGCCACCATTACCTAAACCCAAACACCAGCGCAGCCGGGTTTTCGGTTTTACCCTCATTTAATGCTTCCGCACCGGTTATCGTTCTGTTCACCTGAGCAGACGGCAACCCGGATAAATCACCAATCACATTAATAGTAGCTTTCCGGAAAGCATCATCAAATTCGCCCTGATGCGCCTGTCCGGCAAGTTTTATGCTGTCAGCAATCAATCGTAAGCCGGCTGGGCCTTGATATTCTCGCCCCATATCATTGGCGCCGGTCACCGTTTTAACCGCGTCGGAAAATTCCCGCACGACAACCATCAAGCCCATCAGGTAATCAATCTGCGCGGCCAACAGTTTTTTGCTCAGCTCCTCCCAATCATCATCACCCCCACCTGGTGTTAAAGCCTGTTTCATGAAATACCCCAGCACAGCCGGTACCGAATATAACATCAAATAATCCACGGCCAGTTTAGCTTTTTGCTTTTCGGTCATGGTTTGCGCCACACCCAGATTAAAGGCGGTATTCATAAAACTATAGAACACGGTAAACAGTTTTAGTGCCGGGCCGCCGCGCTCGATCGCGGACAGGTCTTTAGTTTGACCGCCGCCTTGGGAGTCGATCACAGCCTGATCAGCTAAGGCGATCGCTCTTTCCTCTTCGTTGAGATCGGCAATCGCCTTGTCATAAGCCCCCAACCATGTCGGTACATCGACCATTTGCTGGGCCTTCATCATCATGAAAAATGTGCCGGATCTGATAGCGGCCTGGGCAGCGGTTTCGTCCTGAACCCGGTTGCGCAATTCGTTAAGCTCACGAAAGCGGGTTCTGGAACGGTTACGCATAAACTCGGATTTGTCGTTGACCTCCCGCAACGCCCCTTTCGGATCGCCGATAAAACGGGAAATACCGCGACCCATCCACGGAGCGCCAACACGCACAATCGACTGGGTAAACCCAAGCACCTGCATGGCTGCCGACATAGCATTAAAACCTAACCCTGCAGCACTAATGCCTTGTCGCAATTTGCCGAGCGCTATTTCACCCGCATGAGTCGCAGCCACATCACCACTAGCAATATCTTGCTCCCAAGACTTGAACTGGCGCACCACTTCAGGACCGTAATGCCCACGGATAGCCTGATCAATAGAATGCGACTTCAACAACTTGTTCATATCGATCAGCCATTCATGCCAGGCTAAATCGTGAATCACTTCATTGATGCCGCTGTAAACGCCAGATAATGAATACAGCAACGGCCTACCAAAGATTTGCTCATTCCTGTTCTTGGTAAAGCTGCGGCGGGTTGTTGCCGAGCTATAAGCGCCTTGCAACTGGCGTTTGGCATCTTCGGCATCAGCATGTTGCTCGGCGCGTTGACTGGCCAGGGGATCGTATTTGATCGGGTAATAGCCGCCGAGCAATCGCAACTCGGTAGGAATGCCGGCAGCTGTTTTGCACTGCACAATTACCGGTTTTGGCTCTACCCAGTTCGGTTCAATACCGTAAACACGGCGCTCCTTGGCTCCGATTTCAGGGCGGTATGTATCAAAGTAATCCCAAATCTGTTGCACAGCCTGCCACTCTTCCGCAGTTACAGTTTGCAAAACCGGCGCAATCTGTTCAATCGTCCAGCCTTCGCCACCCAGTAAGCGCTGCAAGTTGCCATCGTTGCCGGTGTTCAATGCCATCGCCAGACGCATTTCCCGGTTCAAGCTGCGGTTGATGCTTGGGAAATACACTCCTTTACCACCCATCTTGCCCATCTTGAATATCGGGTTGAGTATCTGGGTTAATTTCTCGGTGGCATCCGCGCGGTGGGTGGCTTCATATTCGCCTTGATCATTGGCGCTACGGATGAAATATTCCCATACTGTGCCGCCATCATGTCCACCGTCCAGAATCCGCGCCCAAGTTGCGGCCTTGACGTGCGATGCGTAGAAATTCTTTAAGCCTACCACCATGCGTCCGGCATTGGTGGTAGGCGTGCGTGTATTGGCCTTCCTGCCCCCAGCATGCAAATCGATGCTGGCGACAATCTCATGCTTGACCTCGTCAAAATTACGGTTCTTTTTGGAGGTTAACAACTGATTCTTCAGACGACCCAGGTGTTCTATCTGCTTGATGGTATCGACCAGACCGCGAAACTCTCCCACGGTCATGTCCTTATAGGAAATCTTGGTAGCCTCGTTCAGCAGCTCGATAGGAATATCCGGATCATAACCTTGTTCTTTTTGCGATTCTGCCCATTGTGCCAATGATTTTCGACGCTCAATCCCCTTATTGCTGATCTTGCGCAAATCGAAGCGCTCAAGCTCCCGATAAATCTGATCCTTATATTCGGGATCGATAGCGTTTTTATCAGTTTCCAGCTTCCTGAAATATCGCAGCCCTGCATCAACGTCATCTTGCGCCTGATAGGCGGCGCGGGTAGCCTGCACGTTGATTATCTGGTTACGTTTCTCGGCAGCGGCAATATTCAGTTTTCCGGCCTTCTCTGCCTTGAGCGAAGCTTTTGCAGCCCTGATTTCAGCGCGGATATATTGAACCGGAGAAATATCCTTAACTTTAATCTGCGCAATCATACCTTCGGCAAACTCTTTCGCCGCATTGCCCAGTATCCGTAGCGAGCCGGTGGCCTGCGCCAACGCATTGGCTTCAGTGGTAATAAACCGGGCTCTCACTTCATTATGAATCGCCAAATCCGCTGCACGCTGAATCGCATCAGGCGTCGATAGTTCGCCATAGTTTTGCAGCATGCGTTCGTCGGTCAGTTGCTCAATCAGGTCTTTTGGTTTTTCGGCGGCGGCAATCTCTCTAACCAACTGATCGCCGGAGGTGAAGCCAAATAGTTCAGCAATCACGTCCGGATGCAAACCGCCTTCCGTCCTAGTCATACTGAAGTCGCGTAGGTGTTTGCTTGCCATTTGCGGCAAATCCATTTCACGCACGGCTTGAGCATCCAGTTTTCCCCCATCTTCCTTGCGCGTTAAAAAATCCCATGCCTTATATACTGGGCGACCCAATACCTCCATCCGCACTACCGAGCGCACTTCACGGCGCAATTCATCATGCTGTTGTTGCAGTTTTTTCAGTTCGCGGTTACGCGCGTTTTGTAACCACTGCATATCACGCAAACCTTTCAGCGCCAGTTGCTCCATGGCTGTGCTGGTTGCCTCTTTCCCAGCCGCCTGATAATCGGCGTATTGCTCAGGCGTCATCCCTGATTGCGTCTGATCAGCGAACAACGGCATCATGCTGCGCGCCTGCTGAGCCAGTTTAATTTCTTCATCGGTAGCCAGCATCCGATCGAACACCTGACGCACTTCATCACTCAGCTCAACGTCTTTGAAGTGATCGCGGACATGCTCATAGACCTTTTTCATCCACTGCCGAAAACTGGCGAATATTCGAGCCAGTTGCAGGCTTGGGGCATTGCCTTCAAACAGATATTTCTCAAATCCTTCGGCAAACTGTTCGTGATAGCCGCGCTTTTGCTCGAAGTCCAGGCTGTACCATTCATCCAGAGATTGCAGTCCAAACCATTTTAATAATGCTTCGGTATCGGCAATAAGCTGTTTTTGCGCATCCGTGGTTCCGACCAGATCGTTTTCCTTGCGTAAATTTGCAGCCAGATCAAGCTGCATCTCCAAAAAGAAATGACCGGATTCATGCAGGAAAGTGGACAAGTCGGCCTTGTCCAATAAGGTGATGGTCCGTGTTTCTGGATTAAATGCACCACGGTTGACGTCCTCGCCCTGATTAAAGCTGTCCCGGCTGAATGATAGACCTACTTCCGCGCGTGAATCCATTTTGTCGCCATTTTTATCCAGCACGTCCAGTACCCGGACGTCATTAGTATTGAAGAACCCAGCAAGATTCATCACAGCGTTATTCGTCATATCGCCTTGGTTGACGATAATCGCGGCAGCGGCGTTGGACATGGATAACCCTCGGTGCAGCGCGTCCATGCGCCCATCGGTGCGCAGCACTTCGGATTCTGCGGACTTCATGGGGATAAATGCCACCGGCGCATGCTGGTTGTCCATCAGCATGACTCCGGATTCGCCATTTGATAAGTCCTGTGCGGTGGCCTTGGCTTGAGCTGGACTACTGATAGATGATGCCAGCTTATTCTCTTCGCTATAAACTCGCTCTACCACAGGCGTTGCCGTTGGCTTTCCTTTAGCCTTGGTTGTAACGCCTTTTATATCAGCATGGCCGCTATCATTCGCATCGGTGTTATCGGTGAATACCCACTGCCGGCCATCACCCTCTTTTTCTCCGATCGCCAAAATACCGCGCGGGGTAATTTCGCTGCCGCGAAAAACCGACTCTAATTTTTTATAAACAGTCCGATCCAAATCACTGAATTTAGCCAGCCCACTGGGATGATTATGCGCAAACCAGATATTAGCTGCGCCTTCGATACGAAAAGCTTCTCCAGTGATGGTGGAGATGTGGACAGAAGACTGATCGACAGCGCCTTTAAATGCGCCGACAATAGCCAGCGGCTTGCCGTCTTTATCGGTGATCAGCGCATCGAATCGCTCGACACTGCTGTTTGATAAATAAGCTAACGCCTGTGCGGCATCTTTGGGAGATTTTACTTTATCAGCACCCAGTTGTCGGGTATTTTCCTGGACGATTTGCGTGCGGGTTGCATAGGTTCCGTCCGGGACGTCATCACGCGATAAACGCCCTCCGGTATCGGTTCCGGCATTATCAGTTTGTCCCGCCTCGGCTGGTATGCCAAATAGGTCAATGGTGTAGTCATCGCGTTTACTCCTCCGCTGATTGTAGACCTGATCGCCGCTTTGATCTATACTTACATTATGCCCGCCATCGCTTCGGACGTTAGGGCCGTCGGCAGCGGTACTGAGTACCTGCTGAACATCGGCTGTGGCGGGATATTTTCTCATAGATAATGCAGCTAAATCCTTCCGCTTTTTCCTCACTTCCTCCATATACAAAATAATGCCATCCGGCATTTTTTTCACATAGGCAATAGCTGGGCGCCCTAAATTACTGGTCAGATCAAATCTTGCCGCATCGTACCCGGAAATAATTTCAGGGATACTCGCTACATCAGTATCGCTAATAGGCAATTGACTGCGAGATGCTTCGATTTTTTCATTCGTATGGCGATTCCGAATGTGATCCAGCGCTGATACATCGACTGAATGCGAGTAACTTGATAAATGAGGCGCATCGGCCGCCAGTTTTTCACCGGCCTGACCCAGTAAAATAGCTCTTGTTTTATCATCGCCGCGAAACATGGCCGCCGCCTTTGCACCGTCGCCCTGCTCCATCCGTGCCGGCATTGCATCCGGCAATACTTGACCAAACACATTACCGGAAAATCCCGTTGCCGCTACATTAACCGGATATTGCTGAAATAATTCCTCCGGCGTCTTGCCGAACTTATCAGCCTGCACCGCATAAAAATTGGACAGCAATGAAGCATAGTGATCGTTCACCTTGTCGGTAAAACGCGATACGGTTTCCAGTTGCTGCTTGATGGCGTTCTTCACGGACAAAGCCGATGCCTGAAAATCCTCATCGGCCTGTTTATGCATCAATATCCGCTCGACCTCAGACTGCAATTCTGCAGCGTGTGACTGCATGTAGGTTTGCGCTTCCGCCCGAGTGAACTCTTCACCCTCTACGCGCAAATGGTCGGTTAAGGGTTGCGCATATTCAGTACCGGCAATATGAGTCACATAATCACTGACCGGGATGCGGATTTCTCCGCCAGAAACAAGCGCCTCTTTCATCTGCGCCGCAACGTCAGGTAATTCCGCTGATACCCGTTCGGCCACACCCGATTGCGCGAAGGTTTTTGCATCAATAAACAGATTTTGCGCCGGGCTATCCCCGATTACCGTATCGACAAAGGCTTTCATGGTGTCTGGATCGCGTTTCAACACCTTGCTGGCTGCCGTCAACTGGTTAAGTTGCTCGATATTCAGGGCGTGATTGTCGGCTTTTTCGGCGGCATTAAGCCCACGATTGGCGATCGCATCGGCAGTCTTAGCCAGCGTCACCATGCCGCCAGATCCGACCAGCGTGGCAATCAGCGTTTGAGCGGCCGCAGCGGGGCGTTCATCAAGATAGGATTGCAACGGTTTGTCTTGGTTCAGTACCGACCACTCGTTGAAATCCTGCAATACGGTTGCCGCTTCTTCACCGGCAACATCCGGCACAATCTGGTTAACTAAAGTTTTTACAATGGATGATCCGGCCTTGATGTCTTTAAAAAACTGCCCGACGCCAAACTGCTCGGTGACACCCTCAACCACTCCATCGGCAGCGCCATAACCCATGGCAAGTAAGGGATCGACGCCCTTATCCTTGGCTTTCGCCATCGACTGACCGGCGGTCATAGCGGATATCGATTGCAGCGCCGCGGCTGGGCTACCAGTCAGAATACTGGCAAAGCTGGGGCCGATAGATTGAATGCCTGAATAAATGCCGGATTCAAGGTTGCTGTCGCCCTTGGGCATTAAATAGGCGTTCCAATCGGTTTGATTCTGCCTGACCGCATGAATCATATCGGCGATAGGCGTGCCGAGTTTTTTGGCGTAGGGATTGCTCGCCGCGCCATCAAGATATTTGTTATGAATATCGGCTATGTTCTCAGCCAGCCCAGCAAAGCCTTCGCCAATGGTAAACGGCCAGGTAGCAACTGCTTGGCCTATGTTCTTGCCATATTTAAGTGTTTGCTCGATCGCGCTTAGGTTATCGATGTCATCATGGGCGATTGCGGCTTTTGCGGGATCCGACAGCAAGTTTCCCGTTGCTGGCAACGACTTGGCCAGGGTATCGTAATCTACTGCATCCAGTTTCGCTCGACGCTCAACGGTGCCGGTATCCAGGCGCACCGCGTCGACCGGCAGGCTGTACTGCTTTGCCAAGCTTTGCAGCTTGGCTTCGGCATCCGGTTGTTTATCGACGGCGGTTTGCAGGGATTGGCGGATATTGTCAGCACTATCCTGTTGGATCAGGTCGAGGTAGGGATTTAATTCGTCCATCGGTTACCGTGATAAGTTAGAAAAGCCGGATATTCGTAATAGCCCTATTACACGGGCTCATAAGTAGCTTCAAATATATCTTTTTTACATGGGTAAATTTCTCCTTTAATCCCGGTGATTAACATATCGCCAGGGGTAAATCGATGCGTCCCTTCAAGCGTAGGAATCAAATAACACTCATCGTTTTCATGCGTAATTGGATGTCCTTTGTATTCAAATGACCACGGCATGCCATTACAGATATTTGCGCCAGCATCGATTCCGTGTTGTACGAGCTCTTTAAATGTGATTGCTTCAATAACTACAGGTTTTTTTCTAAATTTCACAACAACCTCCTAATAGGATTGGTAAAGCCCACAGTTGGGGCAGAGATGGCCTTCCGGCGTTAGATAAAATAGGTCATTTCCACAGTTACAGACTCGTGCGAGCTGGCCTTCAGAAATATTGAACGGAAATTTATAAAGCCCTTTTAATGTGTGGCATGAAGGGCACTCAAGTTGTATAACACCTGTTGCAGAAACAGCGATCCATTCATGTTTACATTGAAAGCAGAAGGCTTCTCCAGTTCCGGTCTGTTCATTTTTTTCAAATAGATTAATAACATTGCTCATAAGGATGGATTACAACAACCCCTTATGCCTAGCATACATAGTAAAAATATCATCTTCGGTAATCTGCTGTCCCGGCTTAGCCGTGCGCCAGGCATTAATAATCTGCGCGCGCTCATCAGCCGGAACAATAACCTTGTCTTTGTTCGTATCGATCAATATCGCCGGCTTCTCATCAGTGCCATACAGAAAAGCCTTGACGCCCACTTTGGTAAACATCTGCGCCGCGACTTTTTGAATCTCCTCGGCGTTCAGCTTCTTGCCCTTTTCCTGTTCGGCGTCACTGATCCGCTGGTCAAAGGCCGACCAGATTTTTCCAACAGTAGCCGCGCCTTTGGCGTCGTCATCCTTGGGCGTTGGATCGACCCCCGCCTCGCGCATGAAGTTCTGCAAAATATCCTTGGCCGAGCGGGTTTCGGTATGGCTGCTGTTGGCAGCGCTTTGTTGCTCGCCGGTCAGCTGCTTAAACTCGGTATCGTTCAGCTTATCGCGGAAGGCCATCAGGTTAGTATTCTTCAACAACGCCGGGTCTGTTTTCAGCCTGTAATATAGGCTCCAGTCGGTCGCTATCGGCTCGCCTTCAGAAACCTTCTTGCCAAAATTCATCAGGTTATCGACCTGATTAGGCGGTACCGACGCGCGGATATTAACCGGAAGCGCTGAAAACTTGCCGCCGTTTTGCAGCAATTGGCGCATGGCTTCCGCCGTGCTTTCCTCTTCGCGCTGTTTGATGGCCTTGGTCTGCTCTTCGTACTGATTGGCCACCTCATCCAGCACCTGTTTGCGCAGATTAGGCGACGCATTGGGGCCGATATGTTCCAGGGCGACCGCATGGGCTTCTGCCAGTGTTGGGCGCTTGTATTGGCCTTCACCGGCAGCATAGGCATTCATGTTATTGGTAACGTAGGCTTGGGTTTCTTGCGGCAGGTACGACAACCAGTTTCCGCCCTCTTTACCGGCCTTTTCGACAGCATCTTGAGTAGCGCCAGGCCCGGCATTATAGGCGGCATAGGCCATGCCTAAATCAGCCCCGAATGATTTTAACTGTTGGTTAAAGTAAGCGGTACCTAATGCCTTGTTGTATTCAGGATCGTTACGGAAACGGTTTTCATCCCAGTCAAGACCGGCCAGTTTTGCCGCCTCAGGACCTGTGTCCGGCATGACCTGAGCAATGCCGACTGCGCCTTTTGAGCTGGTGATAGGTTGTGGCGTATCATGCCAAACAGATAGTCCTTGCTTGATTCGACTTTCAGCATGATCAACTGCCTTTTGAACAATGCTATCTGGTAATTTATCACCCTCTTTTGTATTAAGAAGATGATTAACCTCATCTTTTGAAAGGGTTGGCACAATCGTTGGAATATCCATTTCCTTGTCATTGATTTTAACGCCGATGCTATATTCGGTCATCACGCCGCCATCCGGCCGTTTTAATTCCCCAAGATAACCAGTGCCTTTTGGTGTCCCATCAGGTCTTAATCCATAGAATTTACCTTGAAAATGATTGCCGCCAGATTCTGCATTAAAAAGAATATTAACTGCCCGGTCGCCATCTGAGGTTTGTAGGCGTGGCACAATGGTCGACATTACGTTTTGCGCCATTCCAAACGATGCGCGGGCATCGTTTTCTTTAGTGATCACCGCGTAATTCTTCAACATGTCATTAGTATCCATGTCGGGCGAGAATTTATGCAAAATAGCGGTCGCAGAGGCATGATCCCCTTGCGCCAAGGCCGATTGAATTGCGCTAGTCAGCGCGTTCGATGCGTTCTTTTTAGCGGCCAGTTTGCCAGTTTCTTCGGGCAGGCCTTCCAGTTTTGCCCGGCTTAATCCGTTTTGATTGATGGTATCAAGTGATTTTTGAATGGAATTGTGATCGTTATAAGCTAAGCTTATGTTATCCGATTCCACCGCATCGGATGCGTCCAGAGTGCTGCGCTGGTAAATCCTGTGCTGTTCGGCTCCGTGTTGCAGCAACTGGCCTTGCGTATGCGCATCCAGTGCGTCTGCATGTTCGTTGAACCATTGGCGCTGCTGATCGTTGCTGAATGTTTCGGCTATTTTGCTGCGAACTTCGCTCAGGTCGTCGCCGACATTATCCAGTAATGACTTACCATCTTTCGGTTGAAACGCATCAATGCCTCGCTGGTTAAGTGCGCCGTTTTCACCGTACATCCGTTGCTGCACGGCTTTCTGGTATTGGGTGTAACCGTCTTTGAAGCGGGTCTGGTTGGCTTCATGCAGTTGCTGTCTGTACAGGTGGGTGGTTGCTATGCTGACATCATGGGCAGCAGAAGCCCCGGCGTTGCTAAGCGCTTGGGTGTCATTGCTAAGGAAGTCGCTGGCCCCAGTCTTCGGCGCTTTATATTCAGCAACGGCGGTATTGGTTTGATAGGCATCAGGAACGCCCTGCTGTTCGACCTGTCTGTTATAAACTGGCACTTGCATTACCAGCCACTCCCGCCAGATGATCTGAATTTCATGGCCGTTTTTGACCCGCCCGTGCCGCCACCAGCTCCTGCAGCATACATAGACGCAGAACTAAGCAATGATGAGCCGCCAACCAGTAGTGCGCTTTTAGTCGGATTGGTGTTATCGGCCTTCCAGCGCTCCAAGGTTGATATTTGTTCGCCGCTCACTATAGCCATGTCGGCGGCTGACTTCTGGTTTGATGCTTCGTTTAAAAAGTTGGTAGCCTTTACGTCATAGCCCCATGCTTCTAAGGCCGCATTACTTTGAATGGTATTGACGTCGGATTGGCCTAAAAACTCAGTGGATGCAATCAGGTCTAATGCCGATCCTTCGGTAACGTCCACGCCGTTGGCGGCAAGGCTGGCTCGTTGCTTACCGATGGTATCGGCCTGCATGCGCATGGCATTTTGGGCTTCGATCTCGCCACGCTGCAATGTCATCGAGCGTTGAGTCAGAGCAAGGGCGGCATTATTTTTCGATACTAGCGCGCTATTTCTATCGACTTGCGCCTGATAAATTGCATTATTTTGGGCAACAATGGCGTTATAGTTGGCGGCCGCTTTTTGCGCTGAGGCTTGTTCTGAGGCTCCGTAGGCGGAAACTCCTGCGCCAACTGCGGCAACGCCAACCCCTATAGCTGCTATGGCTGTCGCTGAAAGCCCAAACATTAATTTTCCTCCAGTAATTCTTTAGATACTGATGAAAGAAGCGATTCATTCGGTAACGTGTAAAACTTCCACAACTTATCGAGATCTGTTTCATTGCTTGGATTTGCCATAAACCCTGTAATATAGGTGTCTGTGATGGCATAACCAGCACGCTTGATACCCGCTGTTGATAGGAGCATTTCACCGGCTTTTACCGTCTGTGCGCCTTCTTCGGTATAAATAATTAGGTCGCCATAGCGAATAACAGTAAAACAATCTTTAGCATGAACGGCACCAGTCAGCACGGTTCCAGCTGGAATGAACATAGATCGAGCATAAACGCCATCAATGAAATCATGCTTTAACGGCAGCTCTACCTGCGGAAGTTTTAGTACTTCATTTTCTAAATCTAAGATAGATTTAATATGTACCGATTTACTCACGCTATTCATTCGTAACCCTCATTTCAAACCGGATAACAGGAACCCCCAGCTTAATCTCAAAGGTTTCCTTGAAAGAGAACCCTATCGTTTTAAGCCAGCGGATAGTTTTTTTTTGCCGAACATCGATAATGTTGGACAGGACTGGGAATTGCTTAAGCATATCGCGCACTACAACCCTTGTGCGCACGGTCAGCTCTTTTAAGTTCTGATTGAGCGCTTCCGTTCCCAGCATCCATGGTGATCCAGAACGGGTGCAGCCGTAAATCAATACCAAATCCCCATCGACGCAGTACGCCCACAAGTAATCAGGATGCGAATTAAGCACCGAGGAACGTACCGCACAGACGAGTGATTGATCGGTGACAGCGCTAAGTTCTTCAATGTCGCTTTGGCGCATGTTTTCAGCCAAGTAGGCTATATCCTGCTCGGTCGGCAAATGGCGGGTAATGCTAGCCACCGATAGCCGCCTCAACAGTAATATCGACAATAGTCAATGGTAGCGGATCGCTTTGCCTTATCATCAACTGTCCGGACGCATTGAAATTTGGTTTTATAGTGATATTAATTTCATCCGTTATCAGCGGTGACGGGAATCCTTGCGCAGGCCTAACCGGGGTTAAATTTTCGGCATTGGGGCCTACTTTGAAAATGCCTGAATTAAACACCCTTACCCACGCCTGAATAATATTCTTGATCCTGGACTGTCCTAGTGTAGGGTCTTGCTGGGTGTAAAGCGGCGGCGGGATCACGTCGGCGATAATAGGCAGCCCCACATGAGCCTTGCTAACAGCATAAGGCAAGGTGATAGCTCCGCTGGTAACTACCTGCTGCGGCATAACCAAGCCATCGCCAAGGATTGAAACGGTTTGCCCCTCAAGATGCCCAAGTCCTGATATAGTGCTCGTTGCAGCGCCGCTATAGGTCAGGCCACAATCGACAAAAAATGCATCTTTTACATCGGCGAATTTTCGCGTATGCAGGCATTCGATGTAGCGCTTAGCCTGCCCATTGATGGTGCGATTTACGATCACATACAGCACGTCCGCATTATTTTCAGTGACGGTAATGCAGGACTCGAAAAGACCATTGGTAGTATCGTGTTTATGCCACGCCGATACCTCTTGGTCAGGTACATAAGTTAGGCCCAGTAATGCGCCAGTGCTGTTAATCGCCCACATGACCGGCGTCGGCGCACGACTAAAAGTCATATCGGTAATGGTATTAAAATCGAATAAATGCGGGGCCAGTAAACATAAATCAGCACTGGTATAGCCGCTGTTTTGCCATTGGAAAGCCATCTCCCTGATATGCCCGCCCTGCGCCTGGGCGTACAAAATGTAATTATCAATCAGCACAGGTGTAACGTTGGTTGCGCCGTTTTGAGCCTGGGCTTTAATGGTGATGGAACTTGCTGTTAGTGCATTGCCTGACGAGGAAAACACGCGCCACTCGGTCGACTCTGTCATCGCCAGTAAATCCAGTGCTGGAACTAAGTGTTTGATCCCGTTCGCGCGTTGAGCGGCTATTTTAAACCGCAAGGCATCGGATGCTTGGCTCGGTATTGAATAGCTCATGTTGTTGTCTGAGGCTGACTGCGTGGCCCAGACATTCTGCGGTTGATTGTTTGTGCCCGCGAAGAACCGGCGCTGCTCGTAGTAGCCCACGGCGGACGGATAATTGCCGGAGCCATTGAAGATCGCATCAATGATCGGAATGGTCTTGGTTAAGTCGGCGATGATATTGTCGTCGACAAATGTCAGCGCTGTGGTTTGGCCGATAAACCCGTAAGTGCCGCCAGCGTACTTATAGATGTTGTAGCGAACCGCCCCGGTAACCGCTGACCAGTTAATCGTGTTGTAGTTGCCTTGAATCGTTAAGTCGTTGCTTAGGATGTTTGATGCGGCTGAAGGCGGTGATTCTTCATATCCAAGGCTGTTAAGCGCAGTAACAACGTATTTAAAATCTTTTAATGTGCCACCGGTTCCTGTTTTAACCGCCGTACCGATAACGGGCGCTACTGTTTGTGATGCGAAGGTAATGGTCGACAGCACCCAGTTTAAATTGCCGAACCGCTTTAGCTCCATAGGTGCATAGTTGGGATGCACCAACGTGATCACATCGCCGGACTGGACATAATGAATGTCGGCTAAGTCGCCTTGCGCATAGCTGTTTGGGATCTCATACAAGCCGTTGGCTGGCATGGCATACCAATAAGTTGCATTAGGCGGGGCGTTTCCCGTGGTAGGCGCTTTGCAATAATAATTCACCCCGCCACTGCTGCACAAATCACCGGCGGCATAGGCGGTTACTCCGTTATAAGCGGTGAGTGTTCCAGTCAGTAACGAAGCGGCAAGGGTATGAAAGCGGAAATAACCCGCACCCATTTCAATAGCAAACGTTTGACTGGTTGAAAATGAAAAATTAATCAACCGGGTGAAGTTGGCTGAAGCCTTGACCTCATTAACAAACTGAAATCCCGCACGATTTGAAGCGACACCATGCGGCATCACGATAAAGTTTCGGCAAGTATCCAGTCCTGATTGAACCTTGGCTATATCAAGCCTGCCAAACAGCTCGCGAGATATTTCGCCGCCTGAGCAGCTGTTTCGAAGTACCCTATTATTAGGCACGGGCTTTTATTCCCGATGGAATGGGTGCTGCAAGTACATTGCGGTTTTGTGCGTCTGATTCTTTAGCATTTGACAGGGCGGCTTGATAGGCTTGCATGCACTTTAATGATGCCGAAACCCCGACATCGCCACGAATGATAGGACCAGCTAAAAACGCTGCCAGACGCCAAGAAAGCGCATCAATAAACGCCGGCGAAAATTTAGTAGGATTCGATACAAATGACGTGTACTTCAGCATCGCATTGGACTGGTTGGTGTAAATGATGCTATTTTCTAAATCATCCGTTTCAACTGAGTATTCCTGCTGGTTGCTACCCGTTATCCTACCAACATCGCCAACCGATGCTGCATCAAAAAGGGCTTGTACATTAATGAAGGTGCTGGGTAGGGCGTAGCAATAAGTCCAAAGGCTAGACGGATTAGTTAATAGTGCCAGCGTAACTGTTTTGGTTGCAAAACCCCAGTTGTGATCGTCCAGCGCTATAGCCAAGCTAATAGGGTAGAACTTGGCGCAATAGGCCGCCTGCGGTGATTGATCTGGTGGATTAATGCTGGTTACGGACGCCTCATCGCCTAGATGAGCTAAGGCTAAATTACAAATATCTACGTCGGAGGCTGCCATATAATAAATTATAATAAATTAAGTTTATTACAAAATACCTGATGCCATAATATTAGCCCCCATAGCCGACCCCAACGCAGTAATGTTGCTACCTACAAATTCAAGATTAGTGGGGTCGCTCGGAGTGCCGCGAGTAAAGCCATCGGCATCGATCCCATATTCGCAGTTGCTATTAAATGTCACGACTGCATCTTGAGCAATACGCACAGCGCTACTGCCCGCTCCATCCAACGATATTAGCCATTTTCCGCTCCAGTCAGTTGCTAGGCTTGTGACCATAGCGGTTAGTGTTGTTTGATAATCAGCTTTGCTAGTTCCGGCTACGGCGTCACTTTCCCCTTGTAGCCAATAAACAATGGGGCTTCTAAATTCATGCACAGCATAAGTGATTCTGCTTGCTAATCCATTCGCCCATTGTAAAACCGTCGTGTTGCCCTGACTGATATTAATAAAAGCCACTGGATAAGGCAAGTTCATCGCAATACCAGCAGCTACATGGGCTACGCCAGCAGTCTGCAAAAAATCAGTACTCACATCAGCAGCATCTAATATCTGATAACTACCTTGACCGCTATAATCGCTGACGTACACCTTACCAAGACTACTTGGCCTAGGCACAATATAATCAACGGGCTGCAACCCACTGACGTTATTGCTCTGGCCGGCCATAACGATGACGTCGCCGACATTCACTATGCTGCTATCAGTTACTTGACTGCTTTTCCATAATTTAAGTTGATAGTGTCCTTTTGGGACATCAACGAAATTACACTGAGCAAAGTTATTTCCAGTATATTGAACAACAGGATTGCTACCAACTAACGTCAAGGTACAATAATCTGGCGCGCCACCTTCTTCTCGCCAATTAGCATAGAAACTTGCTACCCCATTAACCCCTTGAGTTCCTTGGAATATTGCATTGCTCCTAAGAGCAATAGTCGGAACGCCAGAACTTACTGAATAAGCCTCCTGAATAGGGAGCATTATCATTAATGCCAATATAAATAAAAATGATCTATTTTTTTTCATAAAATTACACCTTATTGTTGTTAATTTTTACCACGATAATCATACCATCCTGCCGTACATAGCCTAACAACTGTACTAGCATCTGAAAAAGTTAATCTTGTCCTGAAATTTGCATTTGTATTTACCATGACTTCTATTTGTCCGGAGGCAGGCTGATTTGCAACGCCACAAATTATTTGCGGCAATGGGCTTGCGTCGGTTGCAACAGCACCATCTGATATTGATAAATCACTGACCAAAATACCGGTCGGGGTCGCGCCATTAATAAGCATTATATTAAGTAGCGCTTTTATTCTCTTTCCTTTAGGAACAATAGCCCCTTCAACTAAAGCCGATGTACCCTGATTAGTAGTTGTGCCCATAGTTGGGATAACATCATGCTGGAAAAAATCTCCATCTTGGATTATTTTTGTCCATTGTCCAGCGCCGTCTGTTAGACCCGACCCTATTTCACGGTAATAAGTATAATTTGCTGGTAAAGCTGGTGGTGTAGTTACAGAATGAGTACCGGATTGTGATCCCGATGTATTAATTGCCGCCCCGCCAATTGTTGCTGATAATTGAAAAGAACCGTCAGCTAATCCAGTTGAAATAACGTAGTACCTTGTACCAGCAACCAACCCAGTTGGAAGCGCGTCTGTCGTGCTAAAAACAATCCCAGCACCGGCCACATGCCCATGATTCGCCCATGTAACAACGGCAGGACTTGCAATGCTTATTGTCACATTGCCGGAATTTCCATTCGATAATGAGCATACTGCGTCCACTACGCCGGTATCAGGCCTTTGAATCAGATACCACCTGTACCAGTTATTATTTGTTATCGCGCCCTCATCAAGCCCTCCATTCCCAGAACCTACTACCCATGCGTTTGTTGTTTTATTTAGGATGGATGCAAGACTATATGTAACGATGTTCGTGCTATCTGTAGTTTGACCTGGAGATATTGACATTATTGCGTTTCCGCCAGACTGTGACAACTTTAGCCCGTCAATATGATTTCTTACAATGGGTGATGCTTTTATGTCAGATAATACTTGCGTAGGTGTTCGGCTTTCATATCCGGAAAGATCAGCCTTCCCGCGAACCATGTTTCCAGCCACAACAGGCACCGGAAAATTAACCGATGCGGCGCTGGCAGCTGCTTCATCGGCTTTTGTAATGGCCGTAACTGCAGCGCCTGCCGCCGATGTTGCGCTGTTTCCCGCTGCCGTAGCATAATTTAGTGCATTGTTAACAGAAGTCGCTATTGAGCTTAACAGCTGATCTGGCGTGATCAGGCTAGATACCGTGGTCTTTACTGACCGACTCACTTGCTCGGCCAATTGCTGTATCTGAATGACTACGCGATCCAGAGCATTATTTATCGACTCAGGGTAAAACCCGGCATTGGTTATTTGCAGGCCCTGGGAATAAGGTACATTAGATGTTAATGTAATATACGTTCCCGTCGCTGGAGCGGATAACATAGTTACTGTGCCGCCAGGCGATGTATTTTGATCTGCATTTAATTCGACTGTGTAATCAGTCGTTAACGCTAAAGTAGACTCAACACCTGCAGCATTAAGGTAGGTTACGACAATTTCCGATACAGCAAAAACCTTAAAGGTAAACGGAAACGCGGAATTTACCCCATTCCCTTGTGCGGGTCCCGCTTTGCGGGGCGTGCTCTGTATAGTCATTTGTCGTTAACCTGGCTGGCTTTTTCTTTTACGACCCTATGATTAAGGTAGTTAAAAAAAACACTGGAGCTAAATGTCAGGAACATGCCGACCGCGCTAATTATCCAGGTATGATGGTCGATAAAATCAATGATTCCGGCCACCGTAACTGGAACTCCTATCACATAAGTGAATGATTCAAAAAATTTTGCCAACCCGCCTGAGTGTTCTTGCATAGTCATTCCGCCTATCGACCGTTACTTTGCGCAGTCTCGCTGATAAATTTCATGATCGACGGCGGCTGATCGAAGCCGATCATCAGTCATCGCCGTTAACTGCTCAGTTGTGTACTGAGGCGGCGTCTGACTGCACGGTTTGGACGGGTTGCTGGAGCAGGCCAATAAGCTGATCACGAGGCATACGGGCAACAGAAGCATGAATTTCTTCATCGGTCGGTCCTTTTGATTTATCGGGAGTAATGATGGCGGCAATGGCGCCGAAAATACCTACGGCCGCAGGAATGCCATTGGTTACTACCGCCAGATAATTGCCGGTCGCAAATCCGATGGCGGCCTGGGTTAAATTGTCAACGATGGTTGGTGCAAGCGCCGTTCCGGCAACAGCGCCTAAGGCTGTTGATGATTCACCGGCACGGGCAGCAAGCCAGTCACCAGCGATGCCGATGGCTGTAGTTGCGAGCTGGTCAGAATTGGAGCTTTGTGAAATTTCCACAAAGCTCACATTGCCCAGACCATCCGTCACTTTTTTGTAAACGGAATCAGTCATGTCAGCCACTCACCAATTCAGCTGCATAGTCCGCAGCGCTCAATATGCTGGGCTCGCCGTTTTGATCGATGATGTTGTAGTCGCCAACCGTGATCGGGCCGGTAACCTGAATGGTAGAGCCATCCTCCAGCGTGGCAGTAATAGAAATAACCTTACTGGCTTGAACGGTCTGGATGATGGTTTTTCTTAACCTCACCTCGCTCATTGCTCACCCCCTTCTCCACCTTCTCCACCTTCTGGATTTTCATCATCCTGTCCACCCTCTGGTTTACCGTCTTCCGGCACATTAGTTTTTGCGGTCTGCACCGTATTTCGTTTTTTAGAGACGGGCTCAAGGTTGGGCCCAGGCTCGCCATCATAATCAATAATTTCCCCCTCTTCGACGAGCGCACCATTGATGAATGATTTTTCCAATACTTTATATTTAGCCACTTAATCCCCCTTAAAGAATAGCAAAGCCGCTGCCGTAGAATTTCTGTCCGTCGGAAATTTCTAGGCCGATGTCAGCCACGTAAGCGCCAGCTGCAACGATGCCAACGAATACATAACGCGCAGTCAAGTAGCGCTGGCCTTTTGATGCCAGGCGAGGATTAAGCCTTGCAGCAAACCGAGCGCCCGCAATCACAGAAGCAACCGGAATAGCGCCGGTGGATGCGATCACCTGCACGTTACCGGTGCCATTCGCCGCATCTGATGCGATGATTTGCATTTCGACAGACGTGCCTCCTGATGCAGAAGTCAAACATTCAAACCGGCCAAATAATGGTTCCCCTTCGCCTACATCTCGGGCAATGCCCAAGTCAATTGCATTGGTCGATAACACCGAGGTGTCGGTACCGGTTACGGTTTGGGCCGTTAAAACATTGGCGGCCGATACCGCACCGGATAGTAATAAATTGGCATCTGTCAACATTACACAACCCTCGCTTCAGTGTTTAAAATCTGATCTACCCTACGCAGAGGGACGCCTTCGAATTCCCGCCAGGCCCTAGCTTGACCGAACTGATCCAAACCCTTTTCAATGCTCAGCACATTTTGAGACTTGTTCAACGACTGCACGCGCAGCATGGAATGAACGGTACGATTCATATAAAACGCCGCTTTACCCATCGCAAAGTTAGGGATGCGATCCATCGCCCGGGTCATCAATTTAATGATGTCGGCCGCAGCGGTTTCAGCAACTAAATTGGCAGTATTGATGTTACAAATACGCACTACGTAACGCCAGTCCTTAACTACCAGGCCGGTTTTCCACTGATAATGGTTTTGATAGGCTTGGTACGGATTTCCGTTACCATCGTATACGGTCATCTTGCCGAGATCTTCGCTGATCAACCCCGCCTGTGAGCCTTTCGGGAATACGTTAAATACCGTGTTGTCGCCCCAAACAACCAACAGAATAGAGGTATTGTTCGCTGATGTGCCGCCCGCATCAATGATGTTCTGACCGTTACCAGCACCCAATGATCCGAAGCGTGGCATTAATCCCAAATATTGCTTGGGATCGGTGGCGGGATTGCCATACAGCATCAAAGAGGCTTGCGTTTGGTTCATTGCTTCCAAGAACGGTGCATCCTCCGACAACCTGAATGCAGCAAGGTTATCGTTAAGCATAGCCAAATCTGCATCGACCTTGCCATAGGCTTCAAGCATACTGGTTGAGTCATCAACCGGAATAGTTATCGACTCGCTGGTCGGTACACCCGCATTGACCGAACGGAGGTATACGGTTGGAAGTCCAACGCGAATATGGCTGCGGTGACCGGTCGGCAAATTGCCTTCCACAAAAAGAGCATCTTCTAAAATTTCGTTCGATTGCGATAAAAGCTCGGCGACAACCGGAGTGTTACCGTTCGGGTCTAGGCGATTTGCCCAGTCGGCGAGTGTCATCGCAGTAGGTAGGGTAGCCATTATTTAATTCCTGTGTTGGGTTGGTTTTTATAAAGTCGTTCTGCCAAGCTTTTACCTTCAGACGAAGATGATCTACCTCCGGGTACTAAAGTGTCCTCGCTCATTGCCTTGCCAATTCTCACCATCATCCTGATGAGGTCAGGATGATTTCCTAGGCCGGTTGTGGTGAGTATTTCTTTCAGCTCAGGCGTTGCAAATGCATCAAGCGCTGTCTTTGCAATGCCTAAATTTTCATCCAGTTTGTCGCCGCCAAACTCCTTATCGGCTCTTGAACTGGCTTCCCAGTCGCTCTTGGTCTGCTCAATCTTGGCTTCATGCTCTTGGGTGATACGTTGCGCCATTTGTGCGCCCATATCAGTAAGCCCCTGGGCCTGCTCTTGAGTCAGCCCCATGTCTTTGGCCGCAATCTTGAACGCAGCCATTGCCTCTGGATTAACCTGAACCCCTTCGGGTACGGTAAATTCGGCGTAGTCGGCGGGGGCTTCGGGTGTTGCAGGATCGATAGCGGCTGGATCGGCAGCGGGATCGACATTCGCTTCGGGTGTTGCAGGATCGATAGCGACGGGATCAGATACAAGGTTCGTATCGGTGGATGGCGCTAGATCAGCCCCTGGTAATGTTTCTTCTGCCATACTTTATTTCTCCGTTAAAAATTTAATGTATAAATCAGGAAAGTCCTCGAACGCTTCCAGTACGGATAGCCCGATACTGCGTTGGCCTTCTTTATGCGCCAACAGCAACGCATCACCTGTGTAAGTGCTGTGGTAAATTCCGCACCTATCTACCAGTCGGCGAAGCATCCGGCGGCCTGCATGGGTACTGGCGACTTCTTTAAAATCATCAACAATAGCTTGTTGGTTTAAACGGTGCTTGGCGGCTCTTTGCTCTCGCTCTAAGTTGTCTGGATCAAAGATATCGGTCACTTAATCGCTCTCGCCAGTCGATTTGCCATACAGCATTTCTGCGGCATTCTTCATCACGCCTTGGGCGTTAACACCAAGGTCGGTGATCTGTAATGACAAACAAACATCAGTGCCTTTATCGTCGCCGTCGCGTTCTAATGATTCGGTAGACGAGGTGATCACGGCCTTTGCAGTCAGCGTTACTTGAGTGCCAGCCTTTAGCGCTTTGGTTAATCCGAGTTTTTCACATTGATCCTCATCCAGATACAGACATAATCCTCCGGGATAATTTGAGGGCGTCCATCCGCCGCAACATTCATCGCTGTCGGCTTCGCGCTTCATTGATTTCATTGCCATGTCAGTCCCTTAATAAAGCGCAACAACCAGCGTTGCGGTAGTTCCGGTTAACCAAATACGGGTAACGCATAGTTCAATTGCAAAACCAGCGGGGAAAGTAAACGTTGGCGTAGTCCCGTCTGCCATAGTGACTTTCAATGTTCCTGCTCCGCCGATGAATAGCGCTGAGGTAACACCGCCCGCCAAATCCACTGAATCGCTAGGGGTTACATTGGCAGCCGATTGATAAGCCGGGGCGTTAATTCTCGGGCTGATTATGTCTTTGCTCATTACAGATTACCTGCTGGGTACAACGCATAGATGCCCGTTGCTGTGGTGCTGGTCGCTGCAATAATTGAGGCATTGATACGGACGATTTGCCCGGCTGATAAACCCGTCAGTAAAAATGTGCCGCCCGATGCCAGCGTTCCGGCCACGCTGCCAGCCCCGGTCACATAAATAGCAGAACAAGGGCCATTGGTGAGCGGTGTTGCATCTGCTGCGGTAACTGCTGTGCCTTGGTACTCCGTTGCGCTGGTAATGCCGGGCGTGCAGCTTGCCTCTGAAAATAATTGCTTAGCCATTCTGTTGTTTTCCTTTTAGTGCGGCCAGTACGTCACCCGCTGCTGTGCCTGGTTGCGTGGAAGTTTGTCCAACGTTCTTTAAAACTTGCGATGCTTCCTGCATTTGTTGTTGCTTTTCCGCTTGTTGCTGTGCGGCTGCGCGTTCTTGACGAATCATCACAACCTTATTGCTAGCACGAATTAATTCAGGGGGAACGCCGATTTTTTCACTGGCTATATCCGCCCACTGATCGGCATCAAATTTATCCAGAACATTAGGATTTATCTGCGCAACTGCGCCCAATGAAGATACAAACCGATCAATAGAGTTAATGGCTACAGCCTGTTGCGCCTGAGCCAACATTGATACGTATTCGATATTAAGCCCGTGTCCTTGCAGCTCTTCCGGTGGTTCTGGCAGCATGTTCGCCATCAGCAGCCGTTCAAATACCGTTTCGACCAACGGGTCAAGCAGCTCATTGCTGAGCCGGTCGTATGCCGGGCCCAGCATAAGTAGCTTTTCCTGGTTGCGTGCGGCAACTTCGGTGGCTGTCATCCGACCATCGGCGGCTTGCTGACTTATCATCAAGAACAGGTCGGAATAGAACGCCGAATTGATGCGTGTGCGTACATCCTGAATATCGACCAACACAGAATTCAGGTCGAGCTTAACTTCAAACGCCGTTCTAATGCCTTGGGCGGCGGTGGTTTCGTCGTAATAACTAAACCCGCCAGGGAAAAGTTGCGCCTCTCGGTTCTTAAACGCGACCGGCAACTGCAACGGCGGATTGGCCTGATAATCAATGACCTGAGACTTGCGGTATTGATTCATTTGCAACTGCTTGATGTCGCCGAGTGCATCCATGCCCGGAGATACTCCGTAGATGTCACCGCCGACAGTTTCCCAACGAGGAACAACGCAAGGAAACGACTTGTAGCCGGACTCGCGCAGTAATTTGTTTTGCCCGCCGCTACGCTCTAAATACACTGAGGAAAACGGCATATTGATCGAGTCCTTCTTAGTAGTGTCTCGATCAGCCCTAGGCTCAATGGCATGGATGATGGTATGCCAATCGTCCAGCTTCCCGCGCTTATACGCAATTTGTACAGGATTCGAACAGTTCTCTAAGCCGAACTCACCAACCATATTGCCGACAGTGGTATCAAACTCTCGGTAAAGCGTGTCTACATTGCCCTTGTGGTCTGTTGCAATCGCATACTGCCCTGCCGTGAACGGATGCAGATGAATGATGTTCTTGTAATCTTCGGCGATTAGCGCTGGAGATGTACCGAATGCGCCTAGTTCGCCGTACATGCCGTGCAAAACACGATAGCAATTACTCTTGGCCAGAACCCCGCTTATTTGTTCGGACACCGCATTAAGCCACAGCTTAACCGGCTGATACTTCATTAAATCGGTGTCGGCGACAGACAGCAGAAACCAGGGTCGTGATGGGCTAGTCATGCCAGACATCATGCCAGCAGTCAACACCCGCAAAGCGCGTGTGCCGGTATTATCATAGATATTATTATTGCGTTTGCCGCCCTTATTCCGATCTGAAACCAGATAGCGACCGTTATACGGCAAAATATTATTTGAAATGTCAGCCCAATGCGTCAGCCAAGAGGCGCGCTCTTGCTTGAGTGCAGACCAACGCTTATTGATCTGCTTAAACTGTTCTTCTGACATTACTGGCCTAACAGGGTTTTCTTGCCGAGCTTATCGGTTAACGGCGATGTATCACCCTTTCCACCGGTAAGCAGGGTCGTACTTTTATCGCCGCCGCCCTGTGCCACATTTTGAGATGCCGCATCCGCGCGAACTGCTGCCTGATCGGGCTGCTTTGCCAATTGTGGCGGTGGCGGTGGTGGAATAGGATCTGGCGGTGGTGTTGGTGCCACTACTGCTGGTGCCGGCGAACTACCCCCAAAACACATATCATTACCTCGTTGTTAATTTATCGATGCGGTCTTGCAAACGGGTCATGGCCGCGTATAGCTTGTTCGCGTGTTCGTGTGCTGTAGCCGCCCGGTTGTTTTTTAGAAACCGGAAATGCCAACGACAAACCAAGAGAGTCGGATTTATTCGGCGATGGAATTCCGCGAGCCTTCGCATCTTTCTTGCTTTCCATCTGCATCTTGCCGTCTAGTCTAGGCACCGTTTCCGCCGAGACCAGCTCGTCATATAACTCCTGATCCTTTGGTATGCTGCCACCGGATTTAAGCCAGTCACGTATCAGCTTCCACATTTCCATGCGTTTATTGATACAGCCTGGATCGGATGACGCGCTACCAGACCAGACCAACGTCCAATCTCGCCCTATCGTAGTGCCGGCAGACACAATACCCGTTCCGTAACCGGCATCGATAAAAACAGCATCGGCTTGATGCTCATCTTCCAGATTGGCCAATATATTGGCGACCTGAATGTCATTGTCATTCTTTGGAAGAACGCGGAGTATTTGAAAATGAAGACCTTGGCGCATTGAGATAACAAGATCATCATCACCTTGCCACGCCGGATCACATGTTAAAATCTTCGGTGCAAAATTAAACGATTCAGGACGTATTTCACGACCAAAGGCCGCGTCAACATCTGCAGTAGCAATAAACTGTTTCGCTGAAACATTAGGAAACATGCCGCGAACCCGGACTTTGACAAAATCGCTATCCTCGCCATGATCTTCAATCCATTTTGCAATTTGGGCTTTGTTGGTGCCCTCAACTGTACGGGAATCTATTTGCCGGTGTATCCAGCGATGCCTATTCTTCCTGAAACACTCACGAAATGCGCCGGAGTTCCGCGTTGGGTTACCGAATACAATCCAGATAATCTCGGTCTGTTCGTCGGTTAGCGCTCCTTCGGCAACCGTCCAGACTGAATCATCGATCGCAGATGCTTCGTCAAAGATAAGTAGTATTCGTTTGCCCTGGTTATGCAACCCGGCAAACGCTTCAGTATTGTTTCTGGACCAGGTGACAAAGTTGGCACGCCACTCTTGGTTATGCTCTTTATCTAAACTAGCAATACTGGTGGACTGAACATCAAACCAGTCGGCAGTAATAGACATCCTCGACCACTTACCAACCTCAGGCGAGGTTTTAGTTCTCAGCTGTGCCTCAGTATTGGCTGTAATAACAACCTTACAGTCCTCGCAGGTGGACAAGGCCCAATTAACCAGTATGCCAATTTCAGCCGTCTTACCGATACCATGACCTGATGCCACAGCTATTTTCAACGGTTGAAATCGGGTTGCGGGATCTTGAAGATGATCCCGAATAATGTGGTTAGTATCAGTCTGCCAAGCGCGAGGATTGGGATGACCGATAAGCTGGCCATAATCCCAATCCCACGCTAATAAACTCCATTTATGAGGGTCCTTGCTGCAGTCCGCAGCAAGCTGTATGAGTTGATCGGTTTCTTTAGTCGCCGACACGAGATCTGGCTCTACCTAAGCGCTCCGCCAATTTATCAACATCACCAATAAAGAGTTTATCGTTCAGCATCCCCAAATGCCGCGCCGCCAGCTCCAACTGCTTACCTTTATCCCAGAACGAAACCTCGTTAGTAGTGCCGACCACGACAATATTTCCGTCTTCGTCTTCGTCTTTTAACTCAGTAATCTTGACGGATTTAATTGCTGCCGCCACTTCATCAGGCCAGTCTTTAACCGGTAACAGATTGCCGTTTTCATCATAAGCTCGTCGAGGATCGTTAAACGCCAACCGGGCTATTTCAAGCAACACTCGATCCTGACTGATCTCAGTACGCTTTGATCTCGCCTCAAGTCGTTCTTGAATAGCTTTTTGAATGTCAGGTTTTGTCAGGTTTTCTTGTCCTATACTCCTAGCCGAACGCTCTGAATACCCAGCCCTGATAGCAGCCTTAGCCGCATTCAAATCAATCAAATATTCGTCAACAAATTTTAACTGACGCTCATTTAATGCCATGAAATAACCCTAACCCAGTATCAAATATCCAACCAAACCGACGAGAACCGTCATGAAGCCAAGAACTAAAAAATTCCAAAAAAAAAAGCCCGCTCCGTCTCCGGGCAGGCTTTCGTTCAGTATGACGTTTTATAGACCTTTTCTGAGTCAGTGTCAACTTCTTTGTTTGCAACCGATAAAATAGTCTGGACTTCGCCATCCAGATCAATGATGTATTTCAGTATCTGCCTGTATCGATCGACCCAATGCCGTTGCCAGTCCTTCAATTCCAAACCGGCGGCTGCTGCGATTTTACGGCCAGATAACGGCTTCAAACCTGACCCGCCACACCCGGGACAGACTTTAGCCCCAATAGAACCACTACCTTGACAAGCCACATGCACCAACGGCCTGATCACATCATACACCGCAATAGCAGATAGATTAGAAATCGTTGGGCGTCCCCGCACAATCTGCCAGCCTTCGCGATTCGCCACACCAACAGACCAAACCTTGACGTGCGCGATCAACATCCGCTCGGCAACTTCATCCAGCGCATACGATGCTAGCGCGAAGTTCATCGCAGCGCTACTTGCCCCCGATAAATATCCAGCCAACTCAGAGCGCGATAACACGACGCCAAAGCTACGCCTGGAGCCGGACTCAAAAAACGAAGACCTGGCGCACAATAAACCAACCACCTCAGGATTTGCCATACTTCACCTCCACCTCGTTATAGGATTTACATTTACGGCCGTAGCGATTACCAATCTCGCAATAGTCAGCACCCCACTGCTGTCCTCGGTGCTTGCAACCAGCGCAGGTTTCATCCTCTATCGAGATCAGAGCCTCAAGCGGGTCTTTGTACATTCGTCTTTCCAGAATCATCTCAACCCCCAGACCCTAGCAACGATCTAATATCACCCACATGCTTTCTGGATGCCTCAACGCTAACTTCGGGTGAAGCGCATACTTGAGTAGGATCAATTCCAGATCGCATAACAAAACCAGATTTGCGCAAATGCTCCCTGCCTTTATCAGTAACTCGATAGGTATGAGCGACCTTGCTGGTTTGCCTACACTCCCGATTGCTTAGCTGTTCCAGATAACCCAGCTTTTGCAAATCGAACGCCCGCTTCGGGGAGTTGGAATATTGCTCGTAGCGCCAATCCAATACTTCGACCGCAACCTCTTTAGCCGTAAATCCATCATTACCAATGAACGCGCGCAATAATGCATCCTGATCGTGATAACGGCGCTTACTTCGTGATATTTCTAAAATTGATGATGCTGTCATGACAATTTACTCCGTTCAGTGTTTAACCGAATATCCACAGCCCTCTGCAAATGCGCCCGTGCCTGCCGATAATCATGGCCCGGTAACGGCTCACCGTATCCGTGCCTGACCATCCAACTAACCAACTGAGAATCATTGCGAGGCACTTGCGCCCAATCTGGATAATGCTCTGTACCGACCGACCTTGACTTGACAGCACCCAACCCAACCAACTCATCAGCACGGGACGGGTTGCGCAAAAAAGAAATCATCTGCTTACCGAATCGCGCAGTCCATTCTCGTTGCGTATAGCTACGCTTACCCTCACCCCACCAATGCCCGATAAATTCAGAAATCCATTCAGGCTTTATCTTTGACTTATCAACTCCGGCTCGATGAAAAATCATATTCAGCTCATCTTGCGACGGCTGCCACTCCAGGAACATCGCAAACTTTTCATTTTCTCTTAGTAGAAGTAGTTCTTTAGATGTTGTCCCATCTGAAACGTTTTTACCCTCCCATCTGGATTGTTCTTCTGTATTTAAGTTGTTGTTATTTAATTTAAAAACACGAATAAGTTTTCCTAACTGCGCTCCCAACTTAGACCCATCTGGATTTTTGGCGGAATTATCCTGATGCAGCGCTTTCGCCCAAAAAAAACGCCTCAAAATCAAACTGTCGCACACTCTTAACCCGCTCATCCGCTCCAATAAGCCCATAGTCACCAAGCGTCCAACCGAGTTTTCTACCTGCTTTGATGTGAGTTTGCGCAGCTTTCCTTTTGCCCTCCTAGATTGATCTCGTTCTGACAAATCCAATGCAATGCCGCCGTAAGAAACCCCGCGAGCCTTGCCAATAACACCAGTCTCAAAATCAACCCGCTCAGCCAGGTAATTGAACACATCCCTATCCAGGGGCTGCATTTCCCTCAAAACAGCCAATTCATCCGGTAAAACGATTAACATCATCCCTCCTCGTCAAAATGACGGAACCGAACCACATGCCCATCAAATAGCAACCTGACGGTTCCTAGCGGCCCGTTACGCTGCTTTCCGATAATGACTTCAGCGATACCCTTATCCATAGAATCCGGGCTATAAACCTCGTCGCGGTACAAAAACAAAATAACGTCGGCATCCTGTTCTATGCCGCCAGAATCGCGCAAATCAGAGGGAATTGGTCGCTTGTTAGGCCTGCTTTCAAGCCCCCTGTTAAGCTGCGACAACACAATAACCGGAATGTCGAAATCCTTGGCCAGCCGCTTGAGTCCGCGCGTAATATCCTCAATCTCATTATTGCGATTACCCAACCGGTCCGTATCCGACCCCATCAACTGCAGATAATCGATAACAATAAGACCGACACCCTCGGGGGATTCATCTTTAATCTCGGCGCTAAGCCTCATACAGCGCGAACGGATATCGCCAATCGACAAACCAGGCGAGTCATCAATATACATAGGCAATTCGCCAATCCTGACAACGCCGGTAGTCAGTAATGGCCAGTGACTATCGCCAATACGCCAGCTCTCGCGGATCATCTTTAGGCCCAGTCCGGATGCGCTGGATAATAATCGCTGCCCTAACTGTTTAGTCTGCATTTCCATACTAAATACCGCAACCGCCTTTCCGTCCAGCGCCGCCGATTCCGCCATATTCATGGCCAGAGCCGTCTTACCCATCGAAGGCCGAGCAGCCAACACAATCAAGTCGCCGCCGTTAAATCCGCTGGTTTTGTCATCCAATGGTTTAAACCCGCTGGAAATACCTAATACGCCGCCCGATGGTCGCTCGACGTTGAGCTCAATCGTATCCAAAACCTCACGCAGCACGTCCCGCAATTTAGTAAATCCCTTCTTGCCGCGCAGACTTTGTTGCGCCATCTCAAAAATGGCCGTCTCCGCCTTGCTGATAACCGCCTTGGCATCCGCATCCGCCGCAAATGCCATCTCACGAATTGAACCAGCCACCGCAATCAGTCGCCGCAACATCGACTTATCGCGCACAATCTTGGCATACGCAGCGATGTTGGCCGCGCTTGGCGTGTCTTTCGCCATATACCCGAGATATGACAATCCGCCAAATGCGTCGTCCGGCCATTTGCTTTTTAAATACTCATAGAGCGTAATAACATCAATCGGCTCGCCTGCTCCGTGCAGCTTGGCAATCGCTTTGAATATCAACTGATGGTCTCTGCGGTAGAAATCACCCGGCGTCAATAGCCCCTGAACCTTTACCCAGGTAGTTGGATCAAGCATAAGGCCGCCAATAACACCTTGCTCGGCGACTATTGAATGCGGCGGAACCGCCACACCATCTAATTGGGCGCTGGCACGATCAACCATTAATCACCAACCGGCTATTAATCGCCTCAGATACACGGCTGCGCAAACCGTCAAGAGTGCCGTTATTACCAATAACAGCATCACAAGGGTAGCGCGTCACGCCTTTCTCGCTGGCATGGACATCAACAAACCCCGTGTCACGTATTAAATGAATAATCAATCCGCCCTGCTCACGAATGAACGCCGCCTCACCATCAAAGCGCACATCATCAAAAACAATAGCCTTTCCGGCCAGCGCCATTACACGCTGCTTGGCGCATAACAACCACAGCTCCGAGCTAATCGTATTGCGGCCCCAATCCGTGCCCAGCGTTTGTAGTAGCGTCCGGTAACTCACGCCAATCTTGGGTATAATCGCTTCCTTGTCCTGCTCAGCCTCACGGATTTCATCAGGATCCATGCCGACATTAGCCAGCAACACCAGCGCCATTTGCTTTAATGGCGTGGCAAACGATAGCCGCTCAAAACCCTGCATAAACAAATGCTCAGCCGCCGTGGATTTTCCAGAATACTTACTGCCGGCAATACCAATAATCACATCCAATCCTCAAAAACAGCATTAAATCTACGATCGATCCAGCTTTGGAAGCCTCGCAGGGATAGATAAGCAAAACAGATCAAGATAGCCATTAACAAAACCAACAATATCAACGTCATCTTTAGCATCGCTCCCAGTACATTCATCAAAACCTCAATGCCGCTGCGGCACAGAAACCAACCCCAAATCAAACGCCGCCAGCATCGCTGCACAACGCGCATTATGGGCACTGCCGCGCACCCCCAGCTTCAGATAAATATGCTCCAAAAACGTAGAAATCGTTTTCGCTGATACCGCCAGGCGCCGCGCAATCACCTTGTCGGGAAGCGCATCACAAACCAGCGTCAACACCTCAAGCTCACGCTGCGTCAGCCCGCAATCAACGGACTGCATATTTTTACCCGGCAACTGCCCGGCTCCGCCCACCGCATAACAGGCGACGGGCTCCATCAGGAGAACTCCCTATACAGAAATACCCGGGGAATCAGCCCAATTGTTCTGTTGTAAAAAAAAGCCGATCCTATGCCCAGGCAAAAAATGGCCGCCGAAGCGGCCCAGGACTGGATCACAACAGGAGGGTTGTTGGTTGCGGAGGATGGAATTGCACCACCGACCTTCAGGATATGAGCCTGACGAGCTACTGCTGCTCTACTCCGCGATAAATGAAGAAGGATGTGGCTGGGATGGGTGATCATGGATTAGTCATTTCCGTGTCGATACCGCGAGCCACCGCCAATTTTTTGATAGCTTCAGCGCGCTCAAAAAAAGTGGTTTTGTGTTTTCCACGCCTCAATCTCGACACAGTAGGTTGAGGCGCACCAATCTCATCACCGATTTCGGCGTCGGTCATGGTGTTATTTAATTTATTTAGGACGAATTGTATGTTCATGGGAAAAAATAATAATACGTTTCCGTATTATCGTCAATGCGCAAACGTGTTTGTCGAAACAAATACTTTTGCGCATACTTACAAAATGAGCACTTTACAAGAAATTTTAGAAGAGGAAATGACTCGTCAAAGGCTTAACGATTACGACTTGGAAGCGAAATCAAAAGTACCTCAACCCACGATACAAAGAATAAGGCGTGGCAAACACAGCGACCCGCGATCATCAACCGTAAAGAAATTAGCGTTTGGGCTAGGCCTAACAGAAGCCCAACTTAGAGGTATAGAGCCAAGAATAGGCCAGGTTAATGACGAAAAACAGAAATACGCACAAAACAATCTATCTTTATCTGGCCGGCCCGATAATTATCAAAAACTGGAGATGATTGTTATTCCGCTGCTTGCTTTTGATCGGGCGGGCGAGTGGCAGTCAGCGCTAAAGACTCATCATCCAGAAGATGGTGAGATAATGACAAAACCAATTACAGGAAAGGATCTATTTGCAGTTGCAGTACCAGACGATGCAATGAGAACGGAGTTTTGGGAAGATGAAAACATAGTTATAGACCCACACATGGAGCCGAAACACAAAAGTTTTGTCCTGGTATCTATGGGCGACGTCGTGATATTCAGGCAGCTATGGAATGATGCCGGAGAGTGGCTGTTGAAGCCGTTGAATGAGCGATACGATAACAGACCACTAGCCGATAATCGCGTTATCGGCGTCGTTAGGCGTAAGGTAAAAGAGACAGACTATCGGTAAAACACAGGATCAACAACTGCAAGTCGGCTTAACTACGGCGTAAGTCGTTGCTTACGCCAACATTACAAACGGGGTTTATCATGAAAAAAACAATAATAATTTTGGCGCTTGCCGCCTCATCTACGGCGGCGGCAGATGTCTATGTAAACGGCTACAACCGACAAGATGGCACATATGTACAGCCCCATCATCGCAGTGATCCCGATGGCAGCACCTATAACAACTACTCCAGCCCAGGCAATAAAAACCCCTACACAGGATCAACAGGCGGTCAGTCATATCAACATCCCCAATCCGGAAACAACCAATCATTTGGCGGGAACAGTCAGCCGCTGGGTGGCTATGATCAGCCTCTCGGCGGCTATTACCGGTAATAAAAAATGAAAATTGAAGAATGGCTGGCACAAATAAACGGGCAAGTAGACGCGCTCGTCATGGCTGTCGCAACCTTAACAGTAACTCATCAAGACCCTGACAAAGTCCTAACTCTGCTCTGCTCCATTTTGAAAAAAGCAACCAAAGAGGAAGCTGATCTTCCGACACAAAAAGCCTACAAAATCGGTACAGCAAAGGCAGTTCAACAGTTATTTGCCGCTGTTGAACTAGCGAAAAAAACCCAGCGTCTTGAGAGCGAAAAAAAGAACTAATCATAACCTCATCCTCTGCAATAAAAACATGAACATAAAAAATAAATCAATAATCTTGCTCGCTATGCTGTTATCCGGCTGCTCAACCCGGATAACTGACTTCACTTTTATATCATCAAAAAACATCGACCTATCGCATGGCGCTGATTTCAAGCGCGCACCCACTCGCGTAAAAGGTGAGGATAGAAAGAGCATTATTATCCTTATTCCCACAGGCGAACCCAACGCCAAAGAAGCCATGGATAATGCCATTGAAAGTGTACCGGGCGCAGTCGGCCTGGTTGATGGCGTCATTACCAAATCTGGCTGGTATATCCCTTATGTTTACGGCCAAATCTGGTATGAAGTAGAAGGAACGCCTTTAATCGATCCGGCGACCTTAAAAAGCGTGGCGAACAAATAAACCCAAAATGAAACAAAAATCACCGCCCGGCGCCGCCTGCACTGTTTGCGGCACTTATAAGCCATTCAACTATGCTAACGCTCGATGCAGTAACAAAGAGCCAGGGAAGCTATGTAAAGGTTTTTATGCCGCCACCATTCAGGAGGGCGACTGGCAGCCCTGCCCGGTCTGCAAAGATTCAGAAAAAAGCCTCTGTTGCCTCGCTTGCCAGGGTACCAGCTTCGTGCTCAGCCGTCAGCGCTAACAATGCCCTGGCTAAATCGTTCGGTCCGCCGGAATGAAACCGGATCAACCCATCACTGATCTCCATATTAACGCCGCGACCGCCGTTTTCCAGTATAAAAAACAACCGCCCATAGTTGTCGTTTTTTTGCACGACCATCTCCACCTTTTTCTCAATACCATTATTCTGATCGGCAGTTAGGGTAACGTGCCTCCAGGCTGCCATATCCTCCTTATTATTAATTAATTTAAAAGCCATCACCCATCCCTTCTGTAAAAAAATCACCATAAACCAGCCCGTCTAAGCGGGTTTTTTATTGCCTGGAAAACTGCATTGTAGCGGTTTTTTTGCATCGCATTAAAAATAATACGATAACGTATTGACAAATAAAAATACGTTGGCGTATTATCTCTCCCGAGATAACAATTTACCAAGCCCCTCCCCTCTGTTTGACCCGTGAAAGGCGGGTCTTTTTTGAGGGATGCTAAACCGATTTAAAGAACACTGAGGCCGGAGTCCTCCCGCTCCGAAAAAAGACGGGAGCAGTTGAATAATTTTGTTAAAGGTTAAAAAGAAGGGCTAATCGGATTTTAGTGTGTTTTACACAGCTTTCATGTTAGACTACCCATTCTTGTTTAATCGGATTATGGTGTGTTTATGAGTAGGATTGTTTGCTGGTTTTCATGTGGGGCTGCTTCTGCGGTAGCAACAAAATTGGCTATTTCAGATAACAATGGAAAACTACCGATAGTAATTGCATATACGGAGATAGCAGAAGAGCATCAAGACAATAAGCGGTTTTTATCTGATTGCGAGAAATGGTTTGGACAAGAAATTATCGTGCTGAGGAATGAAAAATATAAAGGATCGGCAAAAGAGGTGTATAGAAAAGAACGATTTCTTGTTGGCCCTACTGGAGCAGCTTGCACTCGTTTACTAAAACGCCAAACAAGAGTGCTTTTTGAGGAGGAAGATGATTATCAGGTATTTGGGTTTACAGCCGAGGAAAACGATAGGGCGAGTGACTTTAAAGACAGGAATGGATATGTGAAGGGATTGTTCCCCTTAATTGATAGAGGTCTAGTTAAATCCGATTGCCTGGCTATGATAGAGGACGCTGGAATTGAACTACCCTTTATGTACAAATTAGGCTATAGGAATAACAACTGCATAGGCTGCGTAAAAGGCGGTGCGGGTTATTGGAACAAGATAAGAGTAGATTTTCCCATTGTGTTTAAAGAAATGGCCGAAATAGAGCGTGAATTGGGAAGGTCTGTTATCAGGGTTAAGATAGAGGGGACAAAAAAGTCAAAAAGCCTATACCTTGATGAGTTGCCGGTTAATATGGGCAGGCATCAAGACGAGCCTGATATAGAATGCTCGTTTTTTTGCAATATGGCAAAAATGGAGTATGCAGCATAATGGCTAACATCCTAAACCTACCAAACCTAAATATCATAAGCATAAAAACTATCAGGGAAGATGGCGATGATGTTGCTAACGGCATTGAGGCGGAATCAAATCTTAAAGTAACCCAATGCCCAGAGTGTTCAGGTTCTAATTTTATCGGGCATGGTATCCATAGACAGCTGTTTATTGACGTTCCTACATTGGGCCACAGAACTGCCCTGACGGTATTAAGAAAGCGGTTCAGGTGTAAGGATTGCGGTAAGACATTCATGGAAGAGTTGCCAGATATGGACGATAAACGGCTCACTACAAAGCGACTTGTTACCTGGGTAAATAGACGGTGCATTAACCACATGTTTGCCAGCGTAGCGCGAGATACGGGGCTGCATGAAAAGACTGTGCGCAACATGTTTGGTGAGTATATCAAAGAGCGTCAGAAGAGATTTAAAGTCGTAACTCCACGCTGGTTAGGCATTGACGAGGTTCACTTAACCAATGAAATGCGCTGCGTCATAACCAATGTTGAACACAATACCGCTGTTGAAATGTTCGAGTATCGAACTCAGAAAGCGGTTATGACAGCATTGACTACGTTCCCTAACAAGGATCGTGTTGAGTTGGTAACAATGGACATGTGGAGGCCTTATGCCGCTGTAGCAAAGCTTATGTTCCCAAAGGCTAAAGTCGTTATCGATAAATTCCACGTAGTCAGGTTAGCATCAGACGGCATGGAGAGCGCCAGAAAAACTATCAGCAAGGAACTTACCGAAAAGGGCCGTAAAAAGATGCTTGGTGATAGGTTCGTCTTGTTACGACATCGTAAGGACTTAACGCTCCAGCAAGAATTGAAGCTGGAAGGTATTATCATAAACCACCCTTTGCTTAAGCAGACCCACGAAGCCAAGGAGAGCTTTTATAGTATATGGGATGCTCAGGATAAGCAACAAGCGATTGAACTGTATGAGTGCTGGCGGGATGGAATACCGAAGGAAATTAAGCCGCATTTTAAGCTGGTGCTACGGGTTATGGAGAATTGGAATGCCGAGATATTCAACTACTTCGATCACCCCATCACGAACGCTTATACAGAGTGCTTAAATGGACTGATTAAGATTATGAGCAGGAGTGGCAGGGGCTATTCATTCGACACGCTCAGAGCCAAGATTTTGTTTGCTGATGATGCCCATAAGAAGATGCGTAAACCACTCAGAGCGTCAATGGGCGCAAATGCAATTCATAAAAGTTTAGAGTGTGGAATTCTCACTGAAGAAGATATTTTCTTAGACCTGGGAACCCACATACCCACATTACTTAAGATGCTTGAGAAGGAAGAATAAATGCTATCCACACACAGAGAAATCCGAATAGCCAAAAGATCGGACTCTTTCGATTTAAAAACCAATGAAAAGTGCGGGTTCTTTATCGCTGGCGATGCAACTGTCGTCATTATGCCGCTGAGAGAATAAAAATGACATCCGCCCCAAACGCACCCGACCGCATACAACAACTGGTCGCCTTGTGGAACGAAAACTACCCGCCCGGCACGCCGGTAAAAATAACCAACGGTGTTGGCGTGGAAATAGCAACCGTAACCACATCGCCCGCCATGATCTTCGCCAAGAGTATGGCAGTCGTATGGATAAAAGGCGTCGTCGGGCATGTCGATTTGAACAAATTGGTGGTGAGTTTATGAGAGAGGGGAATTTAGAGTGAGGTATTTATCGCTCTTTAGCGGGATTGAGGCCGCAACAATGGCATGGGCTAGCCTTGGATGGGAACCGGTTGCATTCAGCGAGATTGAACCATTCCCATGCGCCTTACTGGCGCACCATTACCCGGATATCCCCAACCTTGGCGACGTGACAAAAATAACCGAAGAGCAAATTAAAGCACTGGGGCCTATCGACCTGGTTGTATTTGGCAGTCCTTGCCAAGATTTATCCGTTGCCGGAGCGCGGAAAGGATTTAAAGATGCAGAAGGCAACGAAACACGCAGCGGATTATTCATTACGGCAATTAGACTTATTCGATGGGCTAGACAGCACAACGGATGTCGTTTCGCATTATGGGAAAACGTGCCTGGAGCGTTCAGCTCAAACAAGGGCGGAGATTTTGCTCGGGTGGTTGGGCTCATGGCAGGATTCGACGACGTTGCGATCCCCAAAAACGGCTGGGGCACAGAAGGCGCAGCGATCGGCGACAATGGAATGCTCGAATGGGCTTGTTTGGACGCGCAATGGTTCGGATTGGCGCAGCGGCGCAAGCGCGTGTTCGCTATCGTCGATTTTGGAGACTGGTCCAGTAGACCGCCGATACTTCTTGAGCGCCACAGCCTGCGCGGGGATACTCCACCGGGCAGAAAAGCGGGGAAAGAAATTACCTACGATGGTTCACCATGCCTTACAAGCAGTGGTAGAGGCGTCGAGCGAGTTGGAGACACAACAGGACAAGACCCTGTGATTGCCTACGGTATCCCGGGTAACTGGATTGGCCGTAAGCCAGAGAATAGAGGGAATGCCGTGGAACCCATGCTAGATGTTGCACCATGCCTGACCAAATCGGACCAACATGGGGTGGCGGCATCTTTTAGCGCCGGTAATAGTTCAGGATCACACGGCATCGGCTTTGCTATCGAATGCACACCGCCACTAAGAGCCGGAGCCAGCGGAACTAATCAGGTGCCAACAGTAGCCTGTTTTGGCGGCAACAACACCAGCGGCTCAATCGATGTTTCTCCGGCTATTAATGCTCATGGCGGATCTGGTCGTCTTGATTTTGAGTCTGAGTGTTTTGCTGTCCAGAAAGACTCTTATCCTGCTATGCCTGTCACACAGTTTGGGGATATAGCTGGAACCCCGACCTCACGCCACGACAGCGGAATGAATGTAGTGGCTGTTAATGTCCCTGGGCCCGCGACACCAGGTTGCTTAAATTCTAGCATGGGTAATGGCAAGAATGGCCAGGATATTGGGCTGCTTGTTACTGGGGCATACCATTCATCTGGAGCCGGGTATTGGCGGGAAGGATTCGGCACATTAAGAGCGAGACCGCAAGACAGCCATGAAAATTTAATAGCCTTTTCGTGCAAAGATCATGGCGCTGATGCAGGGCCGATAAGCCCCACATTACGAAGCATGAATAGCGTCAACAGCAACCAAAATGCAGGCGGACAAGTAGCAGTTTGTTTTAGGGCATGCGGGCATGACGGGTTTACACCCGATATTATTGCCCCGCCAATTTGCTCAAGCGATGGCGGTGGGGCTGGCGTACCAACAACTCACTACGGAATGACGGTGCGCCGACTAACGCCTAAAGAATGTGAGCGATTACAGGGATTCCCTGATGACTTTACTTTAATCCCGGCACGAGGCAAGCCTGCCGCCGATGGGCCCAGGTACAAGGCATTAGGCAATTCAATGGCCGTGCCGGTGATGCATTACATCGGGCAGCGCATTGATTCGGCGCTTGTAGCGCCTTTGGCGGACGGCATTAATTAGCCGCTATATCACCAACAAATACAAAACTATCTCAGGACAATAAAATGACAACTGAACCCAAATGGCTAATCGAAGCCAGAAAACACATCGGCACCCGCGAGATTAAAGGGCCATCCAACAACGCCAAAATCCTCGGCTGGTGGAAAGCCATCAGGCGCGGCGGTATAAAAGACGACGAAACGCCCTGGTGCGCGGCATTTGTCGGCGCATGTCTTGAGGCTTCTGGCATCCGCTCAACCCGTTTCGAGAGCGCAAAAAGCTATCTGGATTGGGGCTTTAGATTAAACATGCCATGCATCGGCTGCATCGTTGTATTCACACGAGACGGCGGCGGCCACGTTGGCTTTGTCGTCGGAAAAGATACGCAAGGCCGCCTGCTCGTGCTGGGCGGCAACCAAGGCGACGAAGTCAACATCAGGGCATTTAGCCTGGACCGCGTGAGCGATTACCGCTGGCCAATAGGAGAACCGCTGCCAGAGAGCGCCCTGTCCTTTGGCCGGGCAGACGCATCACTGCGCGAGTCATAAACGTGAGCAACAAATTCGACCAAATGCTGGATGCCGTCAACGAAGCCGAGCAAACGCTACACGCCGCTGACAGCGTTGCCGACAAAATGGCACGGCTGCTGGTCGGACGTCTGCGTAAAGTCCGCTCTGCATGGGTATTGAAAGCACTCAAGCGCGAACTGGCCGACTTCAACATGCACACCCAGGAGTGGAAATGACCGCCAAACAAACCCAACCCAGCATATACATCACCCGCGCTGAAATCCTTGAACATACCGCCGCGAGCCGAGTAAAACTGCAAAAAGTTGTCGCCATTAAAAGCCTGGTATTTCCCAAGCCAGCCAAAACAATGGCAAACAACGAAATCGCCTACCTAAGAGCGGAAGTCATGCCGTGGCTGGATAAAAACAACCTGAAAACTATGGAACTGCCAGAACAGCCGACGGAGCAAGCAAAGGCCGGAAAACCGCCAAAAATAGACAATGCGGCCGCAAATGCCTTCCTCACCGGCAGAATAAACAAACCAACAACCAAAACCAAACACCGCCCAAAAACCGTTGTCATACATCTAATAGAGCGCCACCCGGAACAGCCTCCGCACCCGCAACTTTCACGATTCAGCAATAGCGGCGACCACCGACTCGCGTTGGCTGTAGATATTTATTAACGGAAGGAGTGATGAAATAGTGATAACACTTCAAGAGTGGAACGCTCAGCAGTTTAACGGGCGGTATACTATCAACACCTTGCGGGCATGGGCACGGAACGGTTATATATCCCCTGCCCCGCATAAGGTCGGGAAGGATTGGCTGGTAACTGAGTCGGCTCAGTATCGAAAACCGGCGGCGCCCATTCAAATACCAAAGAATATTGATATGAGTATAATGCCGACCGATCCGGTTGTTTTGCAGATTCTAAATCAGCATCAGGCGGCGTGAAGTAAATACAAAATAACGAGGCATCGTATGGCTCCACGAGACCGAACCCCCAAAAATCGTGATCTTGAAAAGATACCGAACTTGTACAGAAAGCGAGATAAACGCACCAACAGGGATAACTTCCAGTACAAAGACCCGCGCGACGGTCGATTTCGTGGGCTCGGCGCCGATGAAGAGGTGGCAAAAAAAAGAGCCAAGCAGCTCAATGCCGCAATTTATGCTCAGCTCGCCCAGCTACAGCAGGACAGCATCTTAACTGGGGAACCGGTCATAAAAATAAGCGGCATAAAATTTGAGCTATGGATTGCCGAATACTTGAAAATTCAGGACGAGCGCCTAAAAATAGGCGAGATAAAACAAACCACTCACCGCTTCAGGTGTTACGCCGCTAAACAATGGGCTATATCATTTGCTGGTTTTGGCATCAGAAATATCAGTGTAAAAGATATATCAACGCGCTTGAACGCCATGCGCGATCAGGACAAAAACCGAATGGCGCAAGCAATGCGCTCAATTTTGATCGACATATTTTCCGAAGCCATTCAAGCCGGAGAGGTAGACGCTAACCCAGTCACGCTGACTAAAAATAAAACCGTTCAGATCAAACGTGCGCGCCTGACGTTTGAGGTGTGGCAAGAGATATTTCAGGCCGCCGATGTGCTGCAGCCGTTTGTGCAGCATGGAATGTTGCTGGCCTTAGTATCTGCCCAAAGATTAGAAGACATCAGCCTGGCTCAATTTAAAAAAGGATCAGACTGGGATGCAGCCTATTCAGCCTACAAACTAAATAATAATAAGCACCCAATAAAACCCTATCCGTATGTTGATGGCGACTTCTTTCATGTGCTCCAGCAAAAAACAGGAGCCCTACTAAGAATACCGCTGGCGCTTAAGCTGGATATATTAAACATGTCCCTAGGCGACGTCATCGCCAACTGCAGAAAAAGCGGTGTGCTGTCAAAGCGATTGATTCATCATGATAAAAACAACTTTAAACACTCCCCTGGCGACCCGGTTCATCAAAATACAATAAGCCGAGGCTTCCAGAGAGCCCGCGAGTTAACAACCCTAACATGGGAAGGCAAAAACCCGCCAACATTTCACGAGCAACGCTCATTGTCAGAACGCCTGTACGCAGATCAGGGGGGCATCAATACCACAATTTTGCTAGGCCACAAATCAGCCAAAATGACAGCCGTTTACCACGACGTGCGCAACGCTGATTGGCTTGAAATAGCCCTTAAATAAGGCTGTTTTTATCAATTATTTTGGGGAATTATTGGGGGGATTTTGGGGAACCGTTCAAGTCATTGATTTTTAATGCAAATAAATGATGCTTATATGCTGCCCATGCAGACGAAAAGTACTTTTATTTTTTCTGTATCCATACTCGCTTAAGAAACCTCGCTTAGTAAAAAGTCAGCTATTGTAACGTTGGGACAGTTAAATTGGCAGAGCAAGCCGCTCCTTGCAAATGCGCCGTCAGACTCAATAAACATTATTGTCTGCCTGCTAGCGATCGCAGCGTTATTATTCCCGCCGTTTGGTCAAACCGGAAAATATCGCCACTAACAATAAACTGGCGGCCCAGCCAAACAGGATTTCAAACCACATCAGAAGCCGCGTAATGTGCTGCCTGAATGAAAACAACTCCTCATACCACGAATTTTTAGGCGCGGGCATCATCGGCGTCCAGTTCCGCTCTTGCTGTAAATCAACCAGCGGCAAAATAACATCGAGCGAGTATGCCAACGGACTAAAT